TCATACGGACATGTTATCGGTCTAGTTGCCATTTTATTAATTAGCTGTTATTATAGTCAATTTTACGACCCTGTTAGTTGGATTGGTGAAAGAAATACCACCCGCTCCCACATCAGCCGGTCCAGTATGTCCGTAGGTTGAAAATGGATCCATATCCCATCCTCTCCAGTTAGTGCCTGCCTTAACTGCACCCGTTAGGATCATTAGTTTGCCCATTGTATTTCTTCCGCCGTTTTTATAGTCCCAGAAAAGCAGTCTTTCATCAGAATCCGCTTCAGGCAGATAGTAAGCTCTAGCAACTATCATCGATGCTTCTCCCGAGGTTCCTTCTAAACCCCCAGTGTCTATATTAACACTGTTTTGTGGACCTATTTCAAAGGTTTGCTTTTGGAAATCAGAAAAACTTTGGAGTGGATGAAAAAAGTCAGCAACATTAAGATAATCAAGGGTGTTGGCTTTCTGCGTTACAACAAAAGACTCCTTTATAAATTTAAGTTCAGGCTTCTCGTTAAACTCTTTAAATGTAGCATCTATTCTAGGTAAATTTTCTCTAGTTATTGCTATATTGGTATAGACAGTATCGAATCCACCGGTTGCCCCTGCCATCGGATTAAGAGCATATCCTGCTGATCCTGCTGACAAAGAGTCAGGGCCACTTGAAAGTGCCTATCCCCCGTCAAAATTATATGTTGTTGTATTTTGGTCTGACACTCCTTGTTAGCTTATTTTCATTGGGTCGACATGAACTGATGTCTCATATCTTCCTGTATTTATCGACTCCATAGCTTCTGGTCTAGGTAAAGGCTCTGAACCCACGTTTGAGTCTATAATCGGATCAAGAGGGGTTTGTTCCTCTACCGTATCCACGATTTCTTCCGTAGCTGGTTCTTCTTTTTCTTCTGCGGTAACTAATTCCTCCCCTGTGGGTTTAATGTAATCTACTAGGGATTTTATAAACCCTAATGCAACAACCGGAAGGATTGCTCCACTTACTATAGAAAGAACCCTCTTTTGATAGATTAAATCTTCTTCAGTAAGGCCGAATAACTCTATCCATCCCTGAAAATCTCTCAGGTGGGTGTATGCGTAATAGGTGTTACCCATAGCTTGCATGAGTGTCAATATTATAAAAAGACCCCAAACTATGCCCTTATTCATCTTATCCAAAGTTATAAGGGAAGCAAGGGAAGCTGCGGCACCAACCTCAAAAGCAACAGCTAAACTTATAGCTAACCAATCTGGATTGGATAGCTTAAAGAAATCTATTACGTGTATGGTAGAAATTACCGAAACAAGCAAATATAGAGTAACGAACGTACCTATTATAAAATAACTCGTCGTTTTCTTTCCCATTATTTAGAATTTTCTAATTTTTTAATCTCTAGATCAATCTGTGACTGACGGTTAACGTCCATAATTTTTCTGTCAGTGGATTGGATCATTCTTTTTTCTGCTTTTAATCCCTCTATTTCCACAATCCTCTGAACTTCTTTCTTTGTGCAAATAGAATCTATGTAAGCGCTTTGTATTTTGGACTGCTTCTCCATTCTGTCTATATCTCTGTTAACACCACATTGTCTTAATAGAATCATAAGGACTAGAACTAGGGTTATTGCCCAAGAATATTCTTTGATTTTTTCTAATGTTTTCATATAGCTGTTTTTTTAGTTTCTTTATATATCCACAACCAAACTCAACAAAAAAACCGGATTCTTTCAAGGAACCCGGTTTTATTTTAGCATCTCCTAATGCTTGGTCGAAAGGCTTATATAAGCTAATAAAAGTCTCAGCGCTAGCTAAGCCTTTACCTTTACCTTTAGAGATAAAGTAGTGACTTGCTTCAAGAGGTAGAGCTGGCATGTAAACCACACCACTTTTAACACCTTCTTTTTTAATTTTCTGAATCTGCTTATTAACTTCTTTCACGCCTAAAGCTTCTGTAGCATTCCATTCAGCTTCGTTAGCCATGAAGTTTTCATAGCTTTTTAAAAGCTCTTCGCTGAGGGAAACTGCGTAAACCTTAGTTTGGATCTCATCTTTCTTAGCTTTGATCTGGATTTCTAAAGAATCAACAAGATCCTTATCTATAGAAAGACCTGACTCTTGGTTCAACGTATCAAAGTCGATAGCTGATGATGCTCCAGGACCTTGTAGATCTAGTGAAATTTTTTCGGAATTTTTCTTTGCCATATTATTTTTATGTTTATTTTTTTTAGTTACGGGTTCTTAAAATGTTTCTAATCTATAGAAAAAATATCAAAATCTACCCTATTGTCATTCAGATATGCTCTTAGGGGTTCTCTTAAATCTTTTGTTCTATACAGCTTAGCAGGTCCCTCCGGACCTAGATGACATAAAAATCCGTCGTGAGTTTGTATATTAGCTTCCTCTTCTAAAATTAATCTGTATAGAGAAATCTGTATAGAATACTCGTTGTGGCTATTCTCATAAAGATGAGAGAATGGTCTGAGCAATTTTTTATATCTTCCCTTAGGATGATCGTCATGTTTAAAATCCCCATTAGTCTTCCAGTCACCTATTATAAGAAATGGCATGTCTAAATCATCTGCCCAAAAAAGGAATGGCTGATCTATCGTTCCTGCTAATCTCCATTTCCTTGAGAATATTTTTAGCTCAGATTTAAGGGGAAGCAATACGCTTAGTCTTTTATCGTAGATCTCCATGAATTTATCAACTCTTTCTCTTAGCACTTCGTCTTCAGGAACTTCTGGAGCATTTCCGCTCCAAAAATCTTCTATCCATTTATGTACTCTAGTACCTAAACTATTAGCTACATCGGCCTTTCCCTGCCATTCATTCAGAACAACTGAAACGTCCACCCCTCTTTCTTCGGCCTTTCTCTTAGACCAATATTCACGATCAAATGGAACTTTGAAGGTCTTAAGGAAAGTTGTTACTGAATCAAACTTGGATGAACTGTATCTGTATACGTGAGAGGGTTCATCAAAGGTGAAATTTCTGTCATTGAATACCTCGAGCTTCTTCTCTATCTCTTTCTTAGCACTTATCAGTCTAGGATCCATTAAAACAAATTAATTAGGTAACTTCTATTAGCTATAGCGAATATGATCAATCCGATTTCTAAGATGAATCTGAATATCCATATCCAGCTTAATTCTCTGAACACGTATTGGTAAACCACAAGATATGATTCATCGTTCGTTCCCTTTACCGGCTCTATACCGAGAGTTATTATCTCTTCCAAATTAAGAGACTTCAAATATTCATTCGTTGATTTCAGCTCATTCATCACAAACGAAGGTCTAGACTCCTTAGGGAGATCTGATCCCGATATATTTTAATATCCTTCCAAACCTTGAAAAATTTTAATATAGCTAACCACATATTATTCTTTATTTTTTATATCTGGATTTCCTGTTAATGTTTCCCGTCCATCTTTTTTCTGATTCTCCCTCTAGCTCTTCTAATCCTTGTTGCGATTGATCTTTTCTTAATTCCGTACTTTTCGGCAATATCCTTGTACTTCATACCATTGATTTCCCGATCTATCATGATATCACGGTAAGTTTCAGGTAATGATCTAATCTCGTCTAGCACCGATTCGTATACAGAGTCAATTGTATTTTCTTCACTAAAAAATCCGTAAGCCGGATCGTCTTCAATGGTATAAAACCCTCCCAGATCACCTATGGTATTTTTGGACGAAAGATACTCTAAATCAAGATCCTCGTGATTGATCAGTCTTTTTCTAGACTTCATTAAAAGCAGGGATTCGTTTCTGGCTATGTTATAGCACCATGTGGAAAAGTTACCCCTTTCCATATCGTACTGATCTATCTTAAGCCATATCTTAGACATGGTGTTAAGAAATGCGTCTTCCGCTAGTTCAGGATCTTTCAGAATCAGAAAACAATGGTTGGATACACCAGGTTTTAAACGATTAAATAAGTCTCCGAATGATTTGTCTGTTTTTGTTAGAATAAAGTCTTCTGCTAGTTTTTGGATGTTGGTCTCTTTTTGCATTTGTTAAATTTGGTCAAATTGGTTAATTCTGTATAATTCAATCCCAGCCTCTATCAGAAAAGGAAGGGATTCAGGTTTTCTGTAAACACCCGAAAAAACTACTCTTTTTATCCCGGATTGTATGATCAGTTTTGAGCATTCAAAACACGGGGATAATGTAACGTATAAAGTAGAGCCATCTGAGCTCTGTGTACTTTTTGCTAGTTTGGTTATCGCATTTGCTTCAGCATGGAGAACATACGGAAGTGTCACCATATTTTCATCCTCGCAGATATTGGGAAATCCCGTTGGAGAACCATTATAACCATCGGAGATTATCGATTTGCCTTTTACCATTAGGCATCCAACCTGCATTCTTTTACAATGCGAGTTTTTTCCCCAGGTTTTAGCCATCTGTAAGTCGATAAAGTCGTTTTTCATTGCCTTTGAATTTTCCCAATACAAAGGACTTTCCTTCATGATATCGGAGTGATCCCACGATATGTCAAACGAGCTTCCAGTTTTTTTGACGCTCCAGTTATTGATGTTTAAAAAATCAGGATTTAAAAAATCAAAATCAGAGGAAACAATTTCTCGGCCCGAATAATTCAATAGGGTAGATAACTCCATTAGTTTATAATTTCTACAAACATAAGAAATAGAATCGAGGAAAAAAAATATTTTTTGATAAATTTTTAGATCCTTCTAGAATCAGGTCTAAATGGAGATTCTATGGGGGAAACGGTTAATGTACCTTCTAGTATAGAAGCTATCCTAGTGAGGGCATTCTTTATATCCTGAACATCCTTAGAAGTTCCGAGTTCGGAAGTGCTTTCTCCCTTTGATTCAGATTTTTTAGAAGATTCAGATTTAGTTGTTTCCTTGGGTGTAGATTCGGAGCTGGTAGCCTTCGGAGAAGATTTACTCTCCGGTGCTTCCTTACTTTCAGCCTTGGATTCATTTTTAGCAGTCGGTGCAAGCTTTTTAACATCGCTAACCAATGAAGGGGTTTTAGCGGTCCCTTTAGAAAGCTCCGTTTTATTCTCAGCAGATTTAGGTTCGTTACCTTTCCCTTTGTTGTCCATTGACTTTTTAAGAGCACCGAGTCCTTTCTTAGCCAGTGGACTAGCAATACCGAGTTTATCAGTAGCCGCACCAGCTGCTGAAAATAAAGCTCCCTCTGCACTCTTTCCCACTTTGGAAAGCAAAGACGATTTTTTATTCTCCTGCTTAGAATTGTCCTTATTCTCCCCCTCTGTCTTATTACCAAAAACAGGTTCTTTGGCTGCTAAGTTTTCTAAGCTTTCAACCTTCTCCGGCTGTTTCTCCTTCTTCGATTTTGAGAATAGACCTTTCTTATCTTTCTTGGATTCTCCTGGATTTACGACTTCCCCTG